ACCCAGGGAAGTGGTGCTCCTTGGGTGTGGAAACAGCGGACATGGGGGGAAAAGAAGGGGGGGTCTTCCTCTTTCTCTTCCCCTCTGTGGCTGTTTCCAGACTAACCGTATCCCGTCAACCAACTGTAAACCCAGGGGAACGGGTACGGGTATGGACGGACAAACCCCCTTCGGGGGGTTCGACACAAAAAGGAGAGGAGACATATATTAGACAGTAGATGCGAAGCCTACTGTTGGATATATTTAGGAAACGCGACCACTGTCAATAGAAACAAGAAAAAAGACAAAAGGAAGACAAATGTTTCTTATTTATATTACTGTTAATATTGGAAGCGAAGCGCCCGTATATTACTGTTAATATTACTATTAATGTTCCTTAATAACAATAATTAACATTAATAACATGTTTATTACTGTTTTTATTCTTGTTTATTGTTCTTTAAACGTAATGTATTACGATAGGTAGTAATATGATATATCGTGACCTATAGCGATACAGCTGTTATAGAAAGAAAAATAACAATAGTAACAATAACACCAATAGTACAGATAGTACAGATACTACTAGTACTACCGACACACACACACCACTGTTTACCCCCTAACCATGGCACCCGACATCAAACAACCATTTGAACAACCGTATCCCTCAAACGTTCGTCTGATCTGGATTACCCCAGCAGCAGAACACACCATTGAGTATTGTGCTAGGGTCAGTAATCCAAAGGGGCAAAACAAGTTAGACACAACCGGAAAGTTGCTGCGCTACCTTGTTGCTAATAATCATTGGTCTCCCTTTGAAATGGCGAGTTGCTGCGTGGAGATTACTACCACTCGGGACATAAGCGCACAGATCCTTCGTCATAGGAGCTTTTCTTTTCAGGAGTTTTCCCAACGCTATGCTTCGACTGTTGATGGACTGGGTGGGCTGGAGATTCCGCATCTTCGTAGGCAAGATCTGAAGAACCGTCAAGCTTCCCACGATGACCTTACCAGGGAAGAGACACAGGCCTTTTACAGACGCATCTCTTCGTTGTTTGAAGATCTGGAACATCTCTACCAGGAAATGTTATCTTCGGGTATCGCAAAGGAGTCAGCAAGAAAGATCCTTCCGATGAACAGTCCTACCCGGCTCTATATGTCGGGAACAATCCGCTCGTGGATCCACTACCTTTCGGTGAGGCGTGAGGAAGGGACGCAACTTGAACATCGTGTCATTGCTAACCAGATTTATCAAATTCTCAATAAGGAAATGCCTAACCTATGGGAAGTTATCGGGTAAGTGACAAGCTCCACTTAAATGAGTTTCGTAAGTTCTATCTAGTAATGAGGAAGGGTTTGCCTGATTGGGCGGCCTTTCTTCTTCTTGGGTTCCTCGTGTGGGTTGAAGGAAAAACAATTAACAGACGAGTTATTAACACCATTGACGAAGCCCTTGAGGAATATGAACAGATTGACCCACCTACTCCTGTTGTGTCGCCTCCTGTTTATTCCGAATCGGGTAGTGACTTCTTTGACGAGATGCGTCTCACTGCCCCCTGGGTGGTCCAGGAAGACCCCTCCGACCCTCCGTAGGTGACATAGCACCTCCGGCCTTTCGGAGGGCCCCTCCTGAGGCTTACAGAGGCCACCATAAATTTCAACATAAATTTGTGAAGTCCATACGCATATACGGCGGCGCCAGAATCCCCCCATGGCCCCCCTACCTAGTACAAATCAACCATCCCCTGGCCCCATCGTGTCCAATTCGTGTCCAAACCGCTGCCCACGGGGCACAAACACTGTCCACCACTGGGTTGCGTCACTGTGCGATAGACAGATACGCAAGGATTTGGACAGGGCAAGTGGTACAAATGCACTATGTGCTACATATAACGCGGGCGCGTGTAGTACGCGTGTTCTTATTATCAAAAAATCTGTGCGATTTGCAATAACTCTTCCTTATTGAGAATGTTAAGAGATGTAGGTGATTCTCTGGTCTGGGGCCTGACAGGCTATAGGTTGTTTGCAACGGGAAAGAACACCGGAACGACACCGGTTCACTCTCACCCGCTAGGTCAGCCGATCATCAGCATCAGCCAGCCGCACTTGTTACAGATCATGAACAACCTGCCATCCTGAGCCCTGATAGGCTGTAGGCTGAGCACCGAACCTAGACAACCCAATAACAGGCGCAACAGGCCAAGTAGGTCAATGCTGCCGCATCCAACGTTCCCGGTGAACCTTCAGGGACGGGTGTGGGTTAAAGCAACTGAAAGGGCGCGCCATTGCTGCATCAACCGCCCTAGCACGGCCAGCCGTGTGATCATAGAATTGTTGTGATCTTTCCCACTTCGTTAGTGGGCTAGGGTATTGCCTGACACTGAGTCGGGCACACCTTCGACAATGGCCAACCTTAACGACGCACTCACCGCTCGTTTCACCGATGCTGACGAGATCCGCGACATTGCCAACCATGGCTGTGCTGGCGGTGTTAATAGCTTCATCTGGAACTATGAAGTAGCCGAGTTTTTCGATCAGTATGAAGAAGAAATCTATTCTTACCTGAATGATTGCGAGATGTCCATGATTGATTTTGTGGATCGTAACGGTGGTTCAACTATTACAACCCTCAAGGTTAACATGGTATGGGCTACTGTTGAACTATGGTGCCAAGCCCAACAGATGGTCAATGAAATGGAAGCTATTGCATCCTGATTGTTACAAATAGGGGACAGTTAATCGCGTCCCCTTTCTGTAACCATTAAGGTTACCCAACACAACCACAACTTATCATGTTTGCAATCTATTCTAAAGTCCACAATGTTGTAAGAGTTCATTACTCTCACTTAAATGAGACAGTGGCCAACGATGAAGTTGATCGCCTTAATTCAAATCTTAGTGCTAATGGTCAGATGGCAGTCTATTGGTCAGAACAACATCACCCGGATTGTGTCTTTGTCATTAACTAATCACCATGAACACCGCAACCTTCCGTATCACCACAAGCTACGGCAACATCCGTTGTTATCCTGTCAACGCTACTGCTAAGCTACTGTGTGACCTTTCTGGATTCAAAACATTATTGCCCAACACACTCACTATAATGGAGGATCTAGGCTTCATTTGTATTAATGAGATCAACGATTCCACGATCACAGCAAACCAACTCTATTAAAACCAATGAGAGCCAACACTCGCCACATCTCAGGCATGTTACAGTTAGCCAGTCAAGTAGACATTCTTGATGGTATCCATTGGTATCAGCGAGCGTATGATCTTGCTGTTAAGTTCATCCATGCTTACGATGGTCTCACAATGGGCCAAGCCGTAGGCGTGATTAGTGCCCTGAGCCCGAACAATAAGTGGGAACGTAATTGTATTGATGCTGAGGCTATGATCAAAACATGGCACATAGGTGGAGATTACAATGCGATTAAGGTTTGTACATTCAACCCAAACAAACGTAAGGCTATTGCCATTCTCGAATTGGATATGGAATCAGCAGACGCTGAGGCTATTCCTAACATCCTGAGTGGTCAGAAAGTTGTTGCATTCTATCGCTCAATCATGGGAGATAAGAATGCCGTTTGTGTTGATGGCCATGCCTACGCTATCTTTATCGGGGAACGAATCGCCACAAGCCGCACACCTAGTATCACACCTAAGTTGTTTGAAACCATTCAACGCGCATACCAATTAGTAGCTAAGCGCAGTGTAGAATTGTGCGGTGTTGAATTGTCACCAACTCAGGTTCAGGCTGTTACTTGGGTAACCTATCGAAGACTCATTAAAGGATGAGCTACTTTCTCAACACTTACGAACTCGACGAGGTATTTCCAATGACTGAGACTGTTTCCTTGCGCTTTACTTTGGATGAAGAGTTTCCGGTTGATGAGTACTTTGGTGATGACACCTTTCAAGCAATTATTAAGCAAGATAATGATACTTATCACGCTATCGTAAAGGATGTAGATGAGACTTTAATTGAGTCTATGAATCCTGATGATCTTGCTGAGTTCTTTGGTATTGAATCAGAGTTTGTTATTGCCGTGGAGGTGTTAGGATGAACGAAATAACGCTACTTATGCAACGTAATAAAGAACTATGTTTATGGCTTTCGTGCGGTGATATGGTTTCTTGTAGCTATGGAATAGTAGGCAATGCAGCAATGACAAGAAACAGCGTTGTGCCAATAGAAATTGCAAAACAACAAATACAATCACATATTGAGCATGAATGGGAGGTGATTTAGATGATTAAGCACATCCCTAACCTTTGTTTATTCCTACTACCTCTCACGATCACTTATGCTATCATCTCCGATCTTGGCAAGCCCGGCAATCATTATCGTGCCCCTGATTCTATTGGTGTGTCTCATCAAGGTTTACCGTAATCTAATGGTAATTAAGTGATCATGGGACAATCCTTAAAACAACAAGTCAGGGCTGCCATCAAACGTGGTGATACAGAACTAGCTCTTGAGTTATTAAAGTCCCTTGAAAATCCAAAGCCACCAAATCCACAAAGGGTATCTTATTTGAATCGTCCTTATTACAATTCTAAGTTACGCTACGAACAATGAGCACCGCAACAAAGAATAGGGAACCTAACTTTGGAGAGTTCCCACCAGAGATCAAACGTCTCATCACTCAGATTAAGGATCATGGATCAGACACGCTTGATGATTTACAACGGATGCTTGTTGTTCAGATCTTCCGAACAGCAGCAATGACAACAGAGCCAAGAATTATCTGGATTCGAAATAAGATTCAGGAGGCACATCTTGAGTATTGTTTTCGGTTACCAGCATTGAGGCGAAGTAAATGATTATTCCTTGGTCCTATTGGTTTAATGATGGGGCTTCTGGCTGTGTTATGGCGGGAAATAAAACAACTGCCATCATGACCATCTTGGAACTTAACCCATCAGAATCAGTCAACAATCTTTCCCTTCATAGAGCACCTGAATGGACTTCGAATCCGCCTTACGAATCACAAGCCGCCAACATTTGCCCCATCCAGAGGAGTTAGCTACTCACCTGAGTGAGGTATTGACGTGGAGGCAACTTAGAAAACTAGCTAAGCGCAACCATATAAAGCAATACAGCTACCTAAATAAAAAGGGGTTAGCTACTGTTCTTGCTTATCAAGCCTTTAACAAGGCATCACGTTACCCACAGATTTATGGCCTACAAACAGTATCGGGAAACTAAGTACGAAACACAACTCTATGGGTTGTTGCACTGTTCATTAGATAGGTTGATTGATCTTGGGTCTAGGTTAGAGGCACATGGAGATGTGTTAGCTACCCACGAAAAGGACATGGAAACAGGAGAGATCACTGAACTTCCTGATGTCCACCCTGAGGAGTTACTTATGGCACAATTAGGGGTTGATGGTGCTGAGGAGGAGATTGAAGCAACACAAGAATTAGTTAAGATTGTGTCAAGGATAATGATTATTCGTAATGCTAGGGACATTATTCAATCATCGCAAGCATCCTGATTTATGGCAACAACTGAGCAACTCGCCCGCCAATTACAGCGAGAACTTGATGCCCGCAGTGAGGCAATCAAACGCCTAAGGGAACGGACACGAATGGCAGAGGAGAGGCAGTATGCTAGCTCTACTGTTTATGGGTCAGCCTTTATCAACAAGGGGCTTGAGCTTATTACTAATGAGATCAGTGATAAGTTACATCGAGTGAGCCAAGGTTGGGTTCAGGAGAAGGCTCAGGCCGTATTGCCTATCAAGGATTGCGATCCTGCTGTATTGGCATTGATCACAGCAAAGGGTGTGATTGATATTCTTGGGGTGAGAAGAATTGAACGCCTCACCTATCAAGCAGCCACCACCCACATAGGCACGCTTGTCTATCATCAGATTATGTTGGATCAGTTTTGCAACAAGCATCCTGATCTATTTAATAAGACACGGCTTCATATCCACGACCACAAAGGGTATTCCTACAAGGTTCAGCGTTATCGGGCGGTGATGCGGAGGAATGATGTTGAGCCATTGCGGTGGCCAGCAAGCGTCAGGCACCTCGTCGGTGGGTGGTTGTTGAATCGTCTTGCTGTGTCTACCGGGTGGGTGGCCACCAGAATGACCGCCAAGGGGCCTAATGACCGGGTGACCTACCTGACCTACCAACCTGAGTTCATAGAGGCCAGGGAGGCGCTCCTAGCGCAGGCTGAGGCTTTTGCGGGGTGTATGTGGCCCATGCTGTGCGAACCCAACGATTGGACGAAGGACTTCAAAGGGGGTTATCTCACGAACGACCTGAGGAAGCTGACAAGGCTGATCAGGACTAGGATTCCAAGAAGGTGCCTATTATTACAGGACAGCAAGGCTCTCGTCATGCTGAACCTGCTCCAGAAGGTGCCCTACCGGATCAACCATAGGGTTCTTGAGCTGGCCAACTTCTGTATGGAACACCGCATCACTGTGGGTAAGTTTCGAGCGGAGGAACCAACACCTCCACCGCCAAAGCCAGAGCCATGGGAGACTGCCTCGGAAGAGGACAAGCTTTCCTATCGGAGAATGAGAACTGAGATTGAAGATCAGAACTCAGCCCTGGCGCAGAAGAATTACAGGACAACTGAAGCCCTGTATGTAGCCAACAAATACAAGAAAGATACCTTCTGGATTCCTTGGTCGTTTGACTTCCGAGGAAGGGTATATCCAATTCCCACAAGCCTCAGTCCTCAAGGAACAGACTTCGACAAGAGTCTTATTTACTTTATGGAAGAGGGACCAGTTAATGAGTGGTGGTTAGCCTTTCAGGTTGCTACTACTTATGGACTGGACAAGGCTCCTATGAATGAAAGAATAACATGGGCCAATAATAACCATGAATTCTTGAGTCGAATTGCTGATGATCCTGAGGGAACAATCTCTGAGTGGTCAACAGTGGAGGAACCTTGGTGTTTTATTGCTGCTGTGTTGGAGTATGATCAATGTGTCATCAAGGGAACTAAGAAGACTTCTGGTCTTCCTGTGTCTGTTGATGCTACTTGTTCTGGTCTACAACATTTGTCAGCATTGGCATTGGATCGGACTGCTGCTGAGATGGTTAATGTTGTTCCCACTGACAAACCTTCTGACGGGTATAAGATTGTCGCGGAGAAGGCTAAGGAGATTCTTCCTAAGCATCTTCACAATCACATCACCAGAAAAGTAACCAAACGCACTGTGATGACAACGCCTTACGGGGTGACGGAAAACAGTGCTAGGGATTACATTCGTCAGGAACTCAAGGGCATTGAACTTGAGAAGGGTGAGTTACAAAAGATAGTTAAGGCTATCTACCGTTATGGTGTGAGGAAAGTATTTGATGGTCCTTGTCGATCAATGGAGTTTATCCAGAAGGTTGCTGGAGAACGCATCAAATCAGGAGCAACAACACTTGAGTGGGTCACTCCGTCTGGATTCCCAGTTGTTCAGGAGTATCGACGCAACGAAGCAGAAACTATTAACACCAAACTGCTTGGTCAACGAGTTCGATGTGAACTTCTGAAGGATTGGGAAGAAAGAACAATTGATCTACAAAAGGCAAAGACAGCAGCCAGCCCAAATCTTATTCACAGTCTGGATGCAGCCCTGCTTCATCTTGTATTTGCGGAATGGTGTGCCCCATTTACAGTGATACATGACTGTGTGCTTGGTCGTTCCTGCGACATGGACGACATGGGCAGTGCGATCAGGGACAAGTTCATCGAGATCTACTCACAGCCGATTCTTAAGGATTGGTCCACACAGTTGGGGGTTGACTTTGATGAGAGTGTCATGTTGAATACCCTTGACATCAATGATGTCCAACAATCCGCTTACTTCTTTTGCTGATGGATTATTTGATTGATGACGTTGCCAAGCGTCTGGGCATTCACCCCTCCGTAGTGGAAAACTATGAAGAGGAGTGGCAAGCACAGCAGACCAATGAAGATGACGATTTCATTACCGAATCTTTCACTGACTTCATTTGTCGCACCTTTGCTGAATGTAGCTTTCTTATGACAGCTCTGGAAGGAGAGGATGCAGTAGGTTGTCTTGAGTCTTATGACGAGGCATACAACAACATTGAGAACATCCTCCTTAATGACTGACACCGATTCCATGTTGATGGATTTCATTATTCCATCTGATGCTTATGCCCTTGAGTTGGCTGAGCAATTCAACATTGAGTATGGATTACGTTGGGTGCCTGAGTACGTCCAGTATTTGGCTACCAAGTGTGATCTACTCTTGGATGACAATCTAATTGATCATCTTTCCCTATTCGCTACCCACGAACAAATCACCAACAATGTCTGACACCCGCTTTATTATCACCACAAGCCTCGAAGGCTACATCAACGCACTGGTTCCTTCTGGTAAGTTCAACAACTGTACCATTGGGTTCCGTATTCCTGAGGAGGAATTGTCTAAGTTCGATGCTGCGTATGAGCAGGCCCTTGAGTGGGGCAAGAACAAAATGGCAGGGAAACGGTTCTCTGCTGAACTCCCAAAGTGGGATGAAAATGGTTACGTCAAGGTTTCGTATGGTGGGGAAAGCACCTCGCCTATGTTCCCTTGGGTTGACACGGATGGTGTGCCTATTGATCTTGATACTCAGGTCTGGAAGGGCACTGTTGTTAAACTGATCATCGACCTTAAGCCTTATGTCTTCGGACCGAAAGTTGGCTGTTCCCTCAAGGTACGAGGAGCACAGATTCTCAAGCTGGTTAGCGGGGGAGGTTCTGATAGCGGCGGCCTTGATGAAGATAGCGTGGCGGCGCTCTTTGGTAAGACAGAAGGTTTTAAATCTGGTAGCCCCAGTTTTGAACCTGCTGAAGATCCAGGCCAGGGCCCGGTAGGTTACGATGAAGACGACGTTCCCTTCTGATCATGGATAAGTACGCCATTCTTGAACGGATTGCTGACCTTGAGGAGGAGCTGTTGATGTATGATTATACCGAACCCAAACGGTATGAGATTGATCGTCAGATCCAGAACCTTGAGGACTGGTTAGAAGATCTTAGGGTACGTTAATGACTGTTTACCGTAGCCGCCTCGAAGAGAAGTTGGCGCGGTGGTTTGAACTGAATGGGCACCAGTTTGAATATGAAACGCTCAAGTTAAACTACACATTGTCAGCAGTTTATACTCCTGACTTTATCTTGCCCAATGGAGTTATATTGGAAGCCAAAGGTTATTTCAAACCAGAAGATCGAAGGAAGATGCTTGCCGTAAAGAAGCAGCATCCGAATCTTGATATTCGATTGGTCTTCCAAGCTCCAGGTAATACGCTCACAAAGACCAGTAAAACTACCTACGCCAAGTGGGCAGAGAAGAATGGTTTTTTGTGGGCACCATCTCACGCTATTCCACTTGATTGGTTCGATGAAAACTAAAGAAGATATTCTCGCCACTCTTGGTGAGCATTTTTCTGAGACTCTGGTTACATGTATTGATTACATCCACACAAAGGATGTTAGTCCTGAGGATGTTGCCAAGGTAATCGTTGATGAACTTGATGATTGGTTGGCATACCACGCATCCATGACTAATGCTGCTGAGGCAATCCGACATGCGCTCCGAGAGCGAGTTTCTTAGGCACGAACCATGTCCTAGTTGTGGTAGTAGTGATGCCCTTGCTCGTTATACTGACGGACACGGGCATTGCTTTTCCTGCCTCCACTATGAACATGGTGACGACACCACACCGCTGCCCACCACCACAAACAAAAGGCTCATGGACTTTACTGGGGACTTTGTTCCTCTCAAGGGTAGAAACCTAAGGGAAGATACCTTAAAGAAGTTCAACGTTCGGTATGACCACGACACCAAAACCATTAGGTTTCCTTATTACTCACAGGCTGGCCAGTTGGTTGGATTCAAGAGTAGGGACACCGACAAGGACTTTAGGTGGACGGGTAAGAACGACGATCATGCCCTGTTTGGACAACAACTATGGGGTCGTGGCAAGGAGATTGTTATCACCGAGGGTGAGTTAGATTGCCTGAGTGTGTTTCAACTCCGCCCCACCTGGCCGGTAGTTAGCCTTCCAAACGGCGCTGCTGGTGCCAAGAAGGCCCTCCAACACCAGTTAAAGTGGCTGATGGGGTTTGAATCAATCATCCTATTCTTTGACAGTGACGAGGCCGGACAGCAGGCAGCACAAGACTGTGCCAGCTTGTTCCCCCATGATCGGTTGTTTATCGCACGACTTGATTCCTACAAGGATGCTAATGAAGCTCTCATCGCAAAAGACTATGAGGCAATCACCTCCGCAATCCTCTGGAACAAGAAGCCATATTCACCGCGAACCGTTATCGACGGAAGAGACCTATTCACTCTCGCCACTCGCCCACTTCATGGTAGGGATGCTAATTGGCCCTTTACTGCTCTTGACAGCATCACTAGTGGTCTTCGAAAAGGGGAACTCGTCACGATCACAGCAGGGTCAGGGGTTGGTAAATCCACCTTCTGTGGTGAGATAGCCCAGGCTCTTGTTGATCAGGGTGAGAAGGTTGGTTACATTGCCCTTGAGGAAAGTCTTCAACGGACTGCCCTTAGGTTGATGTCGGTCAAAGCCAATAAACCCCTTCATCTAAACAATGAACTGCCTGAGGAAGATCTTAAAAGGGCTTTTGATGCTTCTCTTGGCACCGGCTCAGTATATCTGCGTGATGGCTTTGGGTCTGTGGATCCTGATAGCATTCTCAGCGATTGTCGTTTTATGGCCCTTGCAAAGGAAGTGGGATGGATTATATTGGACCACCTATCTATTCTTATGTCGGGTAATGAAAGTCATGACGAACGTAAGCTTATAGACGTAACGATGACCAAGCTTCGTTCCTTTGTGGAGGAGACTGGTATTGGTATGCTCTTGATCAGTCACCTAAAGCGCCCACAAGGCGACAAGGGACACGAGGATGGCCAACAGGTTAGCCTTGGGCAACTTAGGGGGTCTCACTCGATTGTCCAGCTATCCGACATGGTGATCGCTCTTGAGCGCAACCTCTCTGCTGGAGACAACATGGCCAACATCCGTGTGCTGAAGAACCGTTTCAACGGGCAAACAGGACAGGCTGGAACCATCACATTCAACGGATCTACTGGTAGAATGACCGAAGATCTCTCAACCGCCTTCAAACCAACACCGAGTTATGATGACGATGACCCCTATGGATTCTGAGGAAGTATGTGTTGTTTGCAACTCCACCAAATTCTTTTACAGTGAGATGATTACTGGTGGCTGGTTCTGCGAAGAATGCGGCACACCATCCGCCAAGACACAAGAACTCCTCGACCGGGAAGAACCCGGAAACTGGTCATGACTCATCCAATCACCCCACCGCCGGAGCTGGTGCAGCAGTGGATGGCCGAGTTCTACGGCACACCCATTGCGCCTGGCGAGGCCACCACTGACATTGCCGCACGCGCTGCCCAGTGGGGCGCTGATCAGGAGCTAATCGCCTGTGGAAATTATCTCAAACAGTGTGCTGCATGGGAGGAAGAAGATGTGATTGAATTCTATAACTACCGCCGCCCCAAGCCCAAGCCGCTGAGCTTGAAGGAACAGGCGCTTGAGATGCTTGAGAACGCTTGGGAAGGTGGGCACGTCAACAACAACGCCGCCCAAACCATCCGCCGCGCCCTGGAGGCTATGCCCGAATGAGACTTCTCTTCGACATCGAAACCAACGGTCTGCCCCGCCAGGGGCTTGATCACATCCACTGTATCGTTATCAAAGACATTGATACCGAACAAACCCTCCGCTTTAATGACACTGGTCTTAGTGACTCTGTAACCAATGGTATTACCCTTCTCCAAGAGGCTGATGTTCTCATCGGTCATAATATTGTTGGCTTTGACATACCCGTTATTGAAGGCATCTACCCGTTCTTCAAAACCAAAGCCACCCTATTCGACACGTTGATCCTTAGCAGGATGTTCTTTCCCGACATCCTAAACAGGGACTTTCGCAAGAAGCCAATCGGAATGCCAACAAAGTTATTCGGCAGGCATTCCCTTGAATCTTGGGGTTATCGTCTTGGTGATTACAAGGGTGAGTTTGGTAAGCAAACGGACTGGGCTGATTGGTCCCAGGAAATGGAGGATTACTGTGAGCAAGATGTTCACGTTGTCGGATCACTCTTCAAGTTATTTGAGGGCAAGGGAATTGCCGACTACGAAGATTCCATTCGCCTTGAACATAACCTAGCCACGATCATGGCTAAGCAGGAAGTATCCGGCTGGCCCTTTGATGTTGTTGCGGCTCAGAAGTTGGAAGCCACTCTCCGAACAGAGATGGACCAACTAGCAGACAAGATGCGGGAAACATTTCCGTATGTTGACGGGGGACAGATGATTCCCAAACGTCCCAACCAAACCCGTGGCTACATCAAGGATGCTGCCTTCACCAAACTCAAAGAGTTCAATCCCACAAGCCGCGACCACATCGGCTGGGCATTCATGACTTGGAGGGACTGGAAACCAGAAGTCTTTACTGACACTGGCCGCCCAAAGATTGATGAAGGCATCCTTATGGGCATTGATACGGAAGAAGCTAAAACCTTTGCCCGTATCCTTGAACTACAAAAGGCCCTTGGACAACTGTCTGATGGCGCTAATGCTTGGCTCAAAGTTGTTACCCGCAATGGACGAATCCACCATGTCTGTCAACTCGCTACCAACACAGGCCGTAATGCCCATTCCCGCCCAAACCTTGGGCAGACGAGCAGTGATCCGCGTTGTCGGGCGTTGTTCCTACCGGGTGAAGGCATGTCTCAAGTGGGTGCGGATGCTTCTGGCTTGGAACTTCGTATGCTTGGTCATTATCTTTCTTATTTTGATGGAGGGTCTTTTGCTGACGTTGTTGTCAATGGGGACATTCATCAACAGAATGCTGATCGAGTTGGCTGCTCGCGCAAGGACGTTAAAACCTTGACGTATGCCTTTATCTACGGAGCATCTGATAAGAAGATCGGGTACTCCTTGGATAAATCCCTTGATGATAAGAAGGCAGTCGTTCTTGGTAAGGAGATCAGAAGAAAGTTTCTTGAGGCCATCCCTGGTCTGGAGGGACTCCTAACTGCTGTCAACAAGAAAGCTGAGGGTGATGTGCTCAAGGGCCTTGATGGGCGCCCCATCCGCCTTCAGGGGAAGAAACACGCTGCCCTCAACTACCTACTCCAGAGTGCTGGGGCCATTGTTTGTAAACGGTGGAACGTCATCACTTACAATCAACTAACTGATCTTGGATACCAGTGGGGCATTGATTACCAATGGCTTGGATGGATCCACGATGAAATTCAACTCGCTGTTAAACCACACCTCATTAGTGATGCCAAGTTCCAACTCGAATGGGCAATCGTCCAGGCCGGAGAGTACTACAACCTCAAAGTCCCGCTTGCCTCTGAAGCAAAAAATGGCCTCTCGTGGGCAGACTGTCACTGACCTTCAATTGCGTGTTGACGCAGACTTCTATGCTTACCGCGCTTGTCAATCGGCTGAAACTGAACTTGATTGGGGGGATGACCTCATCACCATTGCTAGTAACTTCCGAGTTGTCCTCGAC